AGTAAGGCCAAGCCTTTGACATCGTTTCGGCCGGAGTCTTGAGCATGCCCAAGGTTATCCAACAAGAGGTTAAGACCTACGTGATCAAAGTGGTCTGCTGTGATGTTGAGATGTATCGGGCAAGGGTTGTAGAGGGCAGTGATCCAATCAAGTTTGAGTACCGGTGCAGGGGGTGTGGGATGTCTCTCGAGAGTACCTATTCCTATCCAACAACCAAGACGATGGTGGTCTAGATGCAGACACTTGATCCAGCTCATTTGGAAGGGAGTCCAGTTGACGAAGCAGCAGCGATCAGCGCGAAGCTTCTAAAGCGGGGACTGATCAAACAGCCTGTTGATGATTGGCTCAATCAGGTCGATTACAAGAACATCAACACTGGCAACTATGTGCCATCTACTTTTGCTTTGAACTTCATGAACTTCATCAAACTGGTGAATGGTGGGGAAGGGGAGCAGAACCTGACACCTGTTGTGCATCTGATGATGCTCGATGAGATTGCAGGAACCAAGAAGCGGATTGCGAACCTTTGTGCACGGGGCATGGCAAAGACCACGCTCATGTTTGAATACTTGGTTCTCTATGTGGCAGTCTTTGGTGAGATCGAAGGTTTCGGTGAGATCGATGGAATGATCTACGTGTCCGACTCCATGGACAACGGTGTGAAGTCTGCACGCAAGAACATTGAGTTCCGGTACTACAACTCAGAATTCCTGATGGAATGGTTGCCTGAAGCCAAGTTCACAGACAACTACCTCGAGTTCAAAAACAAAGAAGGTCACCAGCTGGGCTGCAAGATGTTTGGTGCCAAGACCGGTCTGCGTGGTACGAAGATCTTTGGTAAACGTCCTGTGCTGGCTGTGCTCGATGATCTGGTCTCAGATGATGATGCCAAGTCTAAAGTGGCGATGGAAGCGATCAAGGACACGGTCTACAAAGGTGTGGATTATGCGCTGCATCCTGGTCGTCGTAAGATCATCTTTAACGGAACCCCCTTCAACAAAAACGACATCCTATACGAAGCCGTTGAATCTGGTGGGTGGCACGTCAACGTGTATCCGATCTGTGAGAGGTTTCCTTGTTCAGAGGAGGATTTCTCAGGAGCCTGGGAAGACCGTTTCACCTATGAGTTCGTGCTCGAACAGTATGAGGTGGCAGCCGCCACCGGTAAAATGGCTGCCTTCATGCAGGAGCTTATGCTCAGGATCACCTCATCAGAAGAACGTCTGGTTCAGGATGATGAGATCAAATGGTACAAACGTTCGTCTGTGCTCAGCAACCGCGGCAAGTTCAACTTCTACATCACCACAGACTTTGCCACCAAAGCCAAACAATCTGCTGACTTCTCTGTCATCTCTGTCTGGGCTTACAGTGCCAATGGGGATTGGTTTTGGGTAGATGGCACCTGCGTCAAGCAGACCATGGACAAGAACATCAATGACCTGTTTCGATTGGCTCAGACCTACAAGCCTCAGTCAGTAGGTGTGGAGATTGCCGGCCAACAAGGTGCGTTTATTGATTGGATCCAAGATCAGATGATCACCAGGAATATCTGGTTCAATCTGGCTCAAGGAAGAAATGGCAAAGCAGGTATCCAACCCGAAGGAGACAAGCTGGCACGCTTCAATCTCGTGGTTCCCCAGTTCAAAGCAGGCAAGGTCTTTTTTCCTATGGAGATGAAGACATCTCTGATCGTGGGAGAGTTCGTCAACGAAATTAGCATGACCACACTGACCGGCATCAAATCAAAGAATGATGACTGCCTCGACACAGTGTCCATGTTGCCGTATCTTAACGCTTGGAAGCCAAGCGAAGCCTCACCCCTTGCACAGACCGAAAACGGAATGTGGGAGATCGCGGATGAGTTCGATGACAGCCATTCTCCCATGTCTTCGTACATCGTCTAACTACGCTTGGAGTTTCACATGACCCTTGAAGAATTTTATGCAAAGCTATCGTTTGAACATCTGAGCAGTGTTGCTGCTGGTTCCAGTGGGGCAGGTGAGATCCACCCAGACCATCAGAACAAGGTACTTGGATTCACGAACAGTGGGCTTATCCAACTGTACAGCAGATTCGCACATAAAAAGAGTTATGTTACTCTTGTGCTCGATGAAGCCATCAAGACCTATTATCTGTCGACAGACTATGCAGTCTCAAACACAGACATCACCAACACCAATCCGCGGTACCTGGCAGACACAGCCAATGATCCTTTCAAAGATGATCTGATCAAGATCCTTGGTGTGATCCAAGAACCAATGACCGATGATGAGACCCAGGTTGAAATTCCCATCAATGACAACGGTGACAGCGCTTCAGTGAAGACGCTGGAGTACAATACGCTCTATGTCAAAGAGCCGGAGCAAGGCCGTAACCTTTCAGTCGAATATCAGGCCTATCACCCGAAGTTGGTCACTGATTGCAATGATGTGTTGGCTCAGAAAATCTACCTTTCCCCCATCCTATCTGAACCGCTTGAGCTGTACGTCGCCAGCCGTGTGTTGATCGGTATGGGTGGTGAAGCTCACGTCAATCGCGGCATGGCCCTACAGCAGCTGTATGAGAACCTCTGCATGCGTGTGGAAGCCAAAGACACGATGCAGGTCACAGAGACTGACAACCATGACAAGCTGACGGAGCGAGGGTTTATCTGATGGCTGTAGAACCAGACACATTCATTGAAGTCGCAGCCGCTCTAGACCTAAACACGGTACGGACGGCTACAGCACAGACCACGGCTGACACTGCTCAAGGCACGGCCGCAGAAGCCATTTCACGGGTGTATGGTGCTGAGCTTGGAGCCAAGGTCTATACTGACGCTGAGATCCAGGAGATCCGTGATTACATTGATGCAGAGCTGACAGCTCGGATCAACACGCTTGCTGCTGCTCTTGGGATCGACATTACAGGTTTGGTTAATGGGGCTTTGCCAAGCCTTGATGCAGCTATCCTACAGGCTCTTTCGGATATGGGAGTCATTAAAAATGATGCCCTATCAGACCGAAATGCAGTAGAGGATGCCATCGCAAATTGGGTCAACAACCTCATTCCAGATCTTCAGACAGTGTTGGACCAAACGGTCTTGGGATTGAATGGTGTTGAGACCACATTAGGTGAGCTGACCAATGGGTTCACCTATACAGAGATTCGAGCCGCTGTAGACGATATACGCAGCAAGGGTGAGCAAGACCTTGTTCCCCTAGGGCTGAGTACCCTACGTGCGCCGGCAACGCTCTGGGGGCTTAATGTCGATCAGGCAAATACCAATTTGGTGAAAGCAACACTTGGCACTTACGGTACGTTTGTCACCGATGATGTCAATTTTGCTGAATGCTTTTACTTTGCAGATGGAGATGAACAAAACGTAGGTGCTGCATTCCCGATCGATTATGCAGATGGCAACATGTACAAAGTGACTGTTGAACTCAAAGCATTAAGTGATGGTTCACCTGCGTCAGGTGTGGAAGTAAAAGTGGGAGCCACACTGCAGAACGGCACCACGATACTGTCTGCAAACCAAGAACAGAAATTTGAACCACAGTATGTCAAAGTTGCTGATGGTGTTGTCAGACACCACATCTTTGTATCTTCAGATCAAGTGAAGCTTGATGACTATGGCACAGTTGTAGATGAGCAGATTTTGCTTGGTTCCTTCCCTACTGCAAACAAGATTTATTTCCACGTTAGGCAGAATGCTGGAGGCAGTACCAATGGGCAACTCGCACTTGGAACATTGCGTGTTGTAGATATCACAGAGATCAGTGTTGCTGTTGACAGAAAATATGAAGTTTTGCGGGCTGAAACAGAAACAAGTATTGCAGAAATCATCACAGATTATATTACAATCGCAGCATCAGATGCGGCATTGGCAAGTGCAACAACAACACTGCAAGCATCTATTGATGGGCTAGATGGTGAGATCAACGCTATCAGTTCGGACATCACAGTAAACTATGTGACAAACTCCTCGCTGACAAACTCGTTGGCATCTGGCAGCACAGTCCTAAACTCACGTTTTTCCTTGGTACAGGGTGCTGCTGATACTGCACAAGCAACTGCGGTCTCTGCAAATGCACTTGCTGGTGATGCAGTAGGGTATGCAGATATTGCTCAACTTGCTGCAGATGTTGCAGATGGTAAAGCAGTCACAGCACAAACCTTGGCAAATAACGCCCAGGCACAGGCCAATGTGGCAACTGCCAATGCAAGCACAGCCTTGACAACTGCCACATCTGCAGAAGGATCAATTGCAGCTCTCAACACCAGTTTGAACTCAAACTTTGGTGGCACAGGGGGAAGTGTAAACGTCTTTGCTTCAACCATGACTGATCTCAATAATGATGTAAAATCAGGATACTGGCTTAAAGCGACAGCAGGAAACAGCAGCGCTGCGCTGAGCGTTTACTCAGCTAACGGCGTAAGTGCGATTGAGTTGGATGCAGACAATGTGATTGTGAATGGCACTATCATCACTGATCTCATTAAAGGGAATCAGCAAATTAGTGCGATGTCTGTTGCTTCAGGTAGCAGAGCTGGTGGCATTGGAATGGGGTCCGTATGTTCTACAGGGATTACATTACCAAGTGAAAGTACAGGTGCCTATGTCATGTGGTTTATTGACCAAGGCTACAGCGGAGACCCACAACCATATGGGATTAACATAGCAGGCCTCGACAGGGGAGCTACGTTCGGTTCAGACTTTTGTAGCGGAATTCGTTACCTAGGTTCTGGAGCAGGTTACCACTCAGCTAATCTACAGTGGTATGGTGGATCGAACATGAACTGTACCGGAAACATCATTGTGTTTGGAGCAAAACGATGAGTGATACACCTGAATTTGATTTTGTTGTTTACGAAACAAGCACTGGTGAGATTGCCTACACAGGTACAAATCCAGAATGGCAAATTCATCCTTTAGAGGTAGGTCAAACTGCCATTCAGGGTGTTGGCGACTCTCGCACACAGAAAGTTGTGGACGGTGTTGTTGTTGATAAAACTGAAGCTGAAAAAGCACCTCACCTGAACTTTGAACGTAAGCGTGAGATCTTTGAAGAGCAGACAAGACGCACCCGCACAGGCTTCACATACAACGGAAAGCTATATGATTTTGATGTGACCAGCCAAGGACGGATCGACGGTGCAGCCACACTTGCCAACTCAGCCATCATGGGTGGTGCACAGGTAGGAGATCTGAGATGGCATGGAGGCGCTTCAGATTTCATGTGGATCACTGCGGATAACTCATTTGTACCGATGGATGCACAAACAATGTTGAGCTTGGGTCAGGCAGCTGCAGAGCATGTAAGAGCTCATATCTTTGCAGCCAGAGTGCTTAAGGATGATCCAACTATCACAGATGTAATAGCCGACATACATTGGCCGTAGCCCTCCCCTTCTAAGAAAAGCTTTCGCTGGTATCTGAAAACATGTTACACCACACCAAACCACACCATTAAGGATTGGACAGTAAAATGACCAAGCGTCCAGTTTTACAAAGAAAACGTGGAGCTACACTGACAATCGTGTGGCAGATCGATGAAGATACAGAGTCGTTGATCAACGTAAACACACCTATCCGCTCTGTGTTGAAGAAAATATCTACAGAGCAATCTCGTATCCCAAACAATACATCAGCTGAAGATGCTGTGATGGATGTGTCCTACGGACCTCCGGTTGGAGAAGCCAAAGGCTACATCCATTGCGAATTGACCCCTGCTCAATCTGAAGCCCTCTGCGAGGGCTTTTACGTAACTGATGTCTGGATGGACTTGGTTGGCATCACCCCAGTGGTTCCAGCAGCCACAGTTCAAATCATGAACATAGTTACAGGAGATGGCGCATGACCGTCAAACTTACACTCATTGAGGATACCGATGTAAACAGTCCTGTCACTATTCTGGTAGGACCACGCGGTGTTGTTGGACCCAGCTCATACGATGGTTGGATCGCACTCGGCAATGTAGGCACAGAGATTGAGTATCAAGATTGGCTCTCAGATGGAGCTATCACAAAAACAACAGACAATGTCACAGCAGCTCAACTGGCAGAAACCAACGCAGCGGCTTCTGAGATTGCTGCTGCAACTTCTGAAACCAACACATCTATCAGCGAAGCTGCAGCAAGCGTATCTGAAACAAATGCCGCTGCCAGTGAAGCTGCTTCTTTAGTTAGCGAAACAAATGCTGCAACAAGTGAAACCGCAGCTGCTGGATCCGCCACAGCATCAGCCACCAGTGCTGCAGGTGCTTTAGTAAGTGAAGACGCAGCGGCTGCCAGTGCGGCCGCAGCTCTGATCTCTGAAAACAACGCGGATGCCAGCGAGACTGTAGCCACAACTAAAGCTGCTGAAGCTGTCGTTTCTGCTACCGCAGCAAGCGCCTCTGAAGTTGCTGCTGCTGGATCTGAAACGGCCTCTGCCCTCTCTGAGACAAATGCAGCTGCCAGTGAGTTGAGTGCCTCGACCGATGCAGCTACAGCCACGACCCAAGCAGGCATTGCTACCACGCAGGCCACAGCGTCTTCCACTTCTGCAACGGCAGCACAGACGGCCCAAACAGCGGCTGAACTGGCTGAGACCGGAGCGGAAACTGCACTCGCTTCAGGCCTTGTTGCACAAACGGCAGCCGAGCTTGCTGAAACCAATGCTGCTGCATCTGAAGCTGGCGTCGCTGCTGATGCGGCCACGGCCACCACAAAAGCTGCTGAATCTGTAACCAGTGCTGCTGCTGCCTTGGCGAGCCAAACATCTGCAACTGCGTCTCAAACAGCTGCGGCTACATCCAAAACAGCTGCCGAGTTGGCTGAGGTAAATGCGGAAGCGGCTGAAGCAAACGCCAGTGCTAGTGAAATAGCTTCTGCCACGTCTGAAACTAATGCAGCAACAAGTGCTACTGCTTCGGCAACAAGTGCCACAGCTTCTGCTGGATCTGCTACTGCGGCTTCCACATCAGAATCTAATGCTGCTACCAGTGCAGCAACAGCAACCACCAAAGCTTCAGAAGCCAGTACTTCTGCGGGACTGGCTGCCACCGCAAAGACGGCTGCAGAAACAGCTCAGACTGCTGCGGAATTGGCAGAAGTAAATGCTGCAGCGGATGCAGCTCAGACCTCCAGTGATCTGGCCGCTGTCGCGGCAATCTTCGATACATTTGATGACCGGTATCTGGGTCCGAAAGCGACGGCTCCGACTCTGGACAATGACGGTGATCCTCTTCTGGTGGGTGCTGTGTATTGGAACACCACAGACAATAAGACTCAGTTCTGGAATGGAGCTGCTTGGGAAGACAGTGAAGCGGCTGCGGCTGCTTCTGCACAAGCTGCAAGTGACGCACAGATTGCGGCCGAAGTGGCTCAAGCGGCTGCAGAAGCTGCCCAGACAAGTGCCACCTCTTCTGCAAACTCAGCCACAACTTCTGCATCAAATGCCTCCACAAGTGAGACAAATGCCGCATCGAGCGAGACAGCTGCAGCAACCTCTGCTTCCACAGCCACCACACAAGCCAGTGCTGCAGGGACTCCC